GTGCTCTGATCCAGGCCCGAACCGTTAGTGGCGCAGCTGACCCTTGGTCTATGACCGTGGCTGCAGTCACAGCCGACGTACAGAGTAAGACTCGCGTCGCCGACGGCATTTCGGCTTTTCTGACGGCCCAATAAGGAGAAAGGGGCTGTATCTGGCTGGGTATAGGGTGACTGATCTAGGTGTGAAAGTAAAAGAGATCACCGACGTGAAAGCGTCGTTGTTGATTGCCAAAGTACACACACCTGCCAAAACAATGCAACGAAAGAGAGTGCCCCAATCGATCTCTCTCGGCTGTCATGTTGAAGGCGCAGTTCCCCCAAAACCGGATCCAGACCCAATTTCCTTGGCCTGCGGGCTGCAGGCGCGCCTAGGCTGGGCGCGGAATCGTCTTAGTCGATTCGAAAAACGGAGACTAAAAAGATTTGTGCATAAGTGGGTGCGCAAGAATCTTAAGCCAATTGACCCTACCGCTGACCTCTCCTTTGAGACATGGATTGCCAATCAGAGGGCCAAAGGAACCTACTCGAGTGCACGTTGTGACGAGCTTGAGGAGGTCTGGGAATTACACAGACATTACATTGACGAAACAGGTCAAATAAAGGACTGGTCCAAGATTCCCAACAAGACGCGCAAAAAGATACTAAGGTGTAAGTCCTTCTGCAAGGAGGAGCATTACGAAGGGTGGAAACACCCGCGCGCAATAAATTCCCGCTCAGACTTTTTCAAATGTCTGGTGGGTCCAATTTTTGATAAAATTGGTGATGAAGTGTTCCACTATTCAGCTCCTGGAGAGCCCAGCCCATTTATCAAGCTGGTACCGGTGAGAGACAGACCCGAGGTCGTCAAAACTCACCTCCAGGAGGACGGTGCGGAATACAACGTTACTGATTATTCATCTTTTGAAGCACACTTCGACGAAGAATTTTTCGATGTTATCGAATTTGAGCTGTACAAGCACATGGTGTCACAATTGGGTGACCGTGGGAAATATTTCTTTTCCACGATAGACATGGCTTTTACAGGCATCAATCACATGACCTTTAAGGCGTTCACCGCTTTCGTTCGAGCTACTCGAATGTCTGGCGAAATGAATACCTCTTTGGGTAACGGCTTCTCCAACATGATACTTGCTTTGTATCTGGTTTGGTGCAAGGACCCTAACGCAAAACTTAAAGGATTCTTCGAAGGGGACGATGGGCTATTCAAAGTCACACCCAAGTCCGCAGCACCCACTGCCGCTGATTACCAGCGATTGGGCTGCAACATGAAAGAGGTCTTAATTTTCACCGACCTAGGTGAAGCCTCTTTTTGTGGTATGCTTTTTCACCCTGAGGATCCAGATTTGACTGTGGTAACAAATCCGCTGAAGGTATTAGCCAAAACCGGCTGGGGGACACGAAAGTACGTTAATGCTAACGCACGTACTCGGAATGCTCTCCTCCGGAACAAAGGCTATTCCGTCGCACATTGTTACCGTGGTTGTCCAATTCTGGATTCTTTTGGTGCATACTTGCTGCGCGTCACTTATGATGACAAGGACAGAATAGAGCGCCTCGTCCAAAACCTATCCTGGTGGGAACGCAACCAGCTCATAGATCGTTATGAAAAACATGATCAAATGAGGAAAACGCCGCACCGTCTGACACGTGAACTCGTGGAAAGACTCTATGGAATAACTGAAGCAACACAGCTTGAAGTTGAGAACTATTTGGATAGTCTCGACTCGCTGCAACCGCTCAAACTTGACATGCTTGATTGGCCTAACGAGTGGACCGAGTATTATACCACCTATTCAATGCCGTTTCCGGACGACTATAATTGCATAGGAGAACATGGTATTCACGCAAGAGAACTCCAAGCTGTCAATGAACTCGCGTCCAAGAGTCCTACTTTTGGGATGCTTGGGGACGTGTTACAATAGAGTCCAACCGCTGAGAGCAGCACGACCAAAGTCAGGACCCTGGGTCTGCTAATAGTTGGGAAGAGAGAGAGTGTGTAAATCGAGATTGGTAACCTCGTGACAATATGCTTGAGGTGTTGGAACCTCTTGTGGAAAGTCCTCTCAACCACCAACAACCCAGGGACACCAGACAACTGGAAGTGTCACGTTCACTTAC